ATCACAAACAGACCGGCGCAATATTCTTCTAAGGAGCTCATCAGTGAGTGAACTAAGCAACGGGGAACAATTCCTTGTGAACGCCCTCGCTCATGAGATAGGGCGCCAGCGCATGATGTATGCCGGAAAGCCCGGTAACACCAAGCGCACAAAGCTGTACGAGGAATTCGGTTATCCCGATGAAATTGGCTTCGAACAGTATTACCGCGCCTATGAGCGTAACCCTGTCGCATATGCCGCCGTGCATAAGCTACTGGAATCGTGCTGGACGGATAAGCCGACGATTATCGACGGTAGTGAGAACAAGGAGTCAACGGAAACCACTGATTGGGAAAAGGCTGCAACCAAGTTACTGAGCAAGCACTGGGCGAAAATCAAAGATGCTGACCGCCGCAATCTGGTTGGCAGATATTCAGCGCTGCTCATCCAGTTTAAAGATGGGCGCGAATGGAAAGAGCCAGTGGACACCGCCGTTGTTTCCCGGTTGCGCGATAAGGCGATCGTCAAACTCATCCCTGCGTGGGAATCACAGATTAAGCCGGGCAACTTCGACACGGACACTATGTCGGAAACCTACGGCGAGCCGGTGAATTATCAGTTCAACGAGCAGCCAGTTGGCGATGATGGTACTTACGGGCCAGTGCGCAGCGTTACCGTCCATCCTGACCGCGTCATCATCCTGTGCGAAGGTTCGGAAGATGAAAACATGCTTTCCGGCGTGCCATTCTTGCGTGCTGGCTATAACAAGCTACTGGACCTCGAAAAGATCTCCGGCGGTAGCGCAGAAGGTTTTCTGAAGAACGCCAGCCGCCAACTGGGTATCAGCTTTGATGCTCAGACAGATATGGCAGCGATCGCCCAGATGGCGAAAGAAGCCGGTTACCAAAACCTCGGCGAAGCAATGAACGACAAGATGATGAAGCTAAATCGCGGTACTGATTCGGCTCTAGTCACACAGTCAGGCACCACATCAGTGCTGTCAGTTGCCGCTGCCGACCCTGCACCAAGCTGGACGGTCACGGCGAATGAGTTCTCCTCATCAATTCAATGCCCGTTCACCATTCTCTTTGGACAGCAAACCGGACGCCTGGCATCTGATGAGGATAAAGCTGACTGGGCTAAGCGCTGCAACGGTCGCCGCTGGGGGTTCCAGACGGCAGTAGTCCAAATGCTGTTGGAGCGGTTCTGGAATCTAGGTGTTATTGATTCTCCGGCATCAGGTGAAGTATCTCTGGCATGGTCTGACCTGCTCGCACCAAGTGAGAAAGAGAAGATCGCCAACATGCAGGCGATGGCCGCAGTAGCCAAAGACACTCAGCAGGCATTCGGCACCCCGGCCGTTGACGAAAATGAGGTGCGGTCAGTTGGCGAACTTGAGCCACGCAAAGCGCCAGTCACGCCTGACCCAAACAAAAAATTAACCGATAAGGACCCGCTGACAGATGACGACGACAGCGCCAACCCGAATCGGGACACCAATCGTACCGCGCAATAAAACTGACCCCACGCAATCTGCCCGCCAGGTTGGCCGCATGTACCGTGACATCGAGTCGCGCTATCTGGACATCAAGCGCAACCTTAAGCTGCTATTCGACCAGAGACTAACCGGGCGGGTACGTGAGGCTAATAGTGAGCGCGGTTTCATCCTCTGCAATAACGAAGATGGACCCGCAACGCTGCATCAGGTTAACGCAGGCACCTACATCTACGACATGACGGCGGCGCAACTTGCCGACCTGTTAGAGCGGGTACAAGTTATTCTTGATGACTATCTTCTAGAAGGTGGCTCTCAAAACCTGTGGGCTTTCGCATACGTATCGGACGAGTACCAACGTGGCACACTCAACGCATTCACCAATCTCTCTGTGCAATCACCTGTTTACGCATCACAGACCACGTTAAGCGCCTTGCTGTCATCATCGGCCTACCAGAACCAAATAGCCGCAGCATATGTGAGTACGTACAGCGATTGGGTAGGTGTAAGCGACAAGAATCGCGCCGACCTCGCCAACGTAATCTCAGAAGCTATTGGGCGCGGTGTTAATCCCAAGGAAACAGCCAAAATCATCAGCAAACGGCTCGACGTCTCGATGTCAGATGCGAAGAATATCGCGCAGACTGAACAGGTAGGTGCTTTAAGAGAAGCGCAGTGGAGTCAGACCACATGGGCAAAGGAAAGACTAGGCCTAAACACTGGCCTGCTGCATCTTTCAGCACTAAAGCCAACTACTCGAAAAACTCACGCATTTTGGCATGGCAAGGTCAGGGCTGTAGAAGAGGTTAGAGAGTGGTACAGCATCAACGGCAATAAGCACCATTGCTACTGCTCTCAGATACCGGCCATCCTGAATGATAAGGGAGAGATTATTAATGTGGTGCTGAGTGATAGGCTGTCCGATGAAAGAAAAGATTGGCAGAAGTCAACTTGACCAACTTGCAAATAAAAGGAGAGAGTGCAATATGGGTACTCCTAATTTCCGATATAACAAGGAGTAAGTTGTGATTGAAAATAAATTACCAAAGCTTCCTGAAGGGGCTCGTTATGGCGCAGAAGTTGCTTATTCATTTGCAGAAAAGAAAGAATTTCATGCCCCAGATGGGTTTGCTATCAAGAGTATGGACTTTGAAGCCAAAGTAGCAATATGTGTGCCAATTCAGGTTTATGTGCCCGAATTAGATACTTGGGTTGTAATTAAATCCGCTGATTAGTTGCCAGCATGAAAAAATAAGGTCGCCTAGGCGGCCTTTTTTATTGCCTGCAAATTACCCATGAGGAAGCAGCATGAAACGCAATCGCGTTAACGTGCTGTCCGTCGTCAACTCTGCATCAAACATCACCACCGAAATCATCAACGGCAGGCCACACATTGTGGTCCGAGGCGTCACGCCTATCGTTGACGACATCGTGATGAACGGCAAGTTGTATACGGCAGCAGAAATCGCAAAGGGCTATAAAACCCTTGAGCGCACACCAATGCCGTTAGGGCATCCAAAAGTTGATGGTAAGCACGTATCAGCCCGCGACGTTCAGGCGGTAAATGAATATCACGTAGGTGCATGGCTGCAGGATGTTGAGCATAAGGACGGCAAAGTCTCTGGCGACATGTATGTTGACCGCCGCTATGCCGAATCAACCGAGAAAGGCCAGCGGCTTGTCAACCGTCTTGATGACATGGCAGCGCGTAAAAATGTTGAGCCAATCCACATTTCAACAGGGCTTCTTTACTCCGGCATCGCCGCTAATGGCGAGTCGAAGGGCAAGAAGTACCGCGAAATCGTCACCAACATGATGTTTGACCACGTGGCCAACCTGCTCGATGAACCGGGCGCCGGCACACCAGAGGAGGGCGTGGGCATCTTCGTCAACTCCGATGGCTCCGAGCAGGAGCTGGAAGTGGTGAATCTGGCTGAAGCCGAGACGCCCGATCCTGATTTACCGCAAGACCCCACCCTTAAAACACTTTTCAACCAGCTAAAGGCGTTTTTCAGCGCCAACAGCAATTCCGTCATAGAGGAAGCAAACCCGATGAAAGAACTCATCACCAATGCGCTGAAAGCAAAAGGCATCGACGTTGAAGGTAAGTCCGATGCTGAGCTGATGGACGCTTACAACCAGATGGCAACTGATGACGCTAAAGCGAAATCTGAAGCCGATGAAAAGGCCAAGAAAGAGAAAGAAGAGGCGGATAAGAAAGCCAAAGAGACTGCAACTAACAGCGAGCATGCCCCGGCTTGGTTCAAGCCGTTTGCCGACAAACTGACCACCATTGAAAGCGGCCTGGCGGTTAATGCCGACAAAGAAAAGGGCGAAAAGCGCAATGCCGTGAAAGCGAAGTTTGGTTTGGACGATATGGCCGTCAATGCTCTCGATGGCGCAGCGCTAGATAGCCTGTATGCACAGTGCCAGACCACTACCGGCCTTAACGGTTCTTTCCGTCAGGTCAACTCAGATAAAACCCTCAGCGAAATGCCGGAGTAAATGATGGCTAAAGATGGAAAGCATGTAATTCACGCCGGTGGCGTATTCCCTAACCCTCTGCTCAACCGTGAAGGTGCGGCGGCGGCGGCAACTAAACCGGGCACTATCGGCTTCTTTGATGCGGGCAAGTTTACTGCCTCTGTAGCTGGTAATGAGCAGGCCATTCTGTATGTCGCTAACTACGACTATCTTCGCTGCCTGACTGTTGATGACAGCATTCCGGTCGGTGAGCTGGTCGTTGGCATTCAGCCACTGCAGGGCATGTTCCTGAACGTGCGCGCCGCTGCCGGCACCTATAAAAAAGGGCAGCCTCTGTCGATCGTGAATGGTCAGGTCAAGGCGCAAGCCGGTGATGAGTCAATTCGTTGCTATGTCGAAGAAGACAAAGCCTATACCGCCGCTGCAGGTGACCTGCTGCGCGTTGTGATCAAGTAAGGAGCACCTGAATGTTTGTATTTTCCCGTTCCCTGGGTGAACGCACTGGAAACCTCGAGGTTAACCAGTCTCAGTTTGCCGAACTGCAAATGGCGCGTAATGCGGGTGCTCAGGCTGCTGCCGATTTCCTCGGTCGCGTGCGTGGCATTCGTGAAGATGCTGGCCGTCTGGATGCCGTCAATGCTGTTGACGATATCCGCCGCCTGTATCGCGCTTTCGATACCACCGTTCTGGCTCAGTTCGAGCCAACCACTCAGTTCACCCTGCTGAATGACCTGATGCCGCTGTCTCGCTCAGTGCGCATTGAACAGTCTCGCTACGATTACGCACGTACCGGTGGCCGTGGCTGGGCGCACACATCTATGTCCGGTCAGATTGGCGCGGCGCTGGATGCGAAGAGCTACACCTTTGACGGCACCATGGTTCCGGTGCATGACTCAGGATTCAAGTTCACCTGGCGTGACCCAATCTTCAACAGTCCATCAGCACTGCAGTCTCAGGCTGATGCGCAAAGTGGCTCTGTTGAAGACGTGCAGCGTCAATTCGTTGACTACATGTTCAACGGCTTCCGCGATCCAGAAGGCAATTACGTTAAGTTTGACGGTCTAACCTGGAAAGGCCTGAAGGCAGACGAGCGCGTTGCTCAGGTAACTCTGACCTTTAACTTCGCAACCAGCACCGATCCGGTAGCGCTGCGCACCAATGCGATCGCCCTGCGTGATGTGGTTCGCGTGACCAACAGCCAGTACGCCCCGCAGACGTGGTACGTGTCGGCAGAGATCATGTCAAACCTTGAGCGTTACTTCGATGTGAACGCAACCCGCACCGTAATGGAAGAGCTCCTGAAGCTGTCTGGTATCGCGGCCATCAAAGAAGATGCGCAGCTGTCAGGTAATGAAATCCTGATTGTGCCACTGACTGCAGGTGTCATTGCTCCAATCGTCGGACAGGCTATCGGCACCGTCGCCGACCCGCGCCCGCATTACAACAGCGATTACATCTGGCGCACATGGGGTGCGATGGGCCTGATGGTTAAGCAAGACATCAACAACAAGTACTCCGTCATTCACGCTTCGAGCTAAGGAAAAAACATGGCACTCGTAAAGGTATTGGTTTCAAACCTCTTTGCCGGTGCCGGCTTCCAGAAACTGGAGGCCGGTCAGGTTTATGACGTAGAGGATTCGGTCGCTGAAAAGTGGCTCGCACAGGGTAAGGCGGAGAAAACCAACGAGAAGAAAGGCGAGAAGTTGACCTTCGAAGTGGCAACTCCATCTGCACCTGCTAGCACTGACACGTCTGTGTTGCAATCGAAGCTGAATGACGCGCTGGAGCAGCTTAAAACAGCTCATGATGCAGCCGAAGCAAAAGACAAAGAGTATGCCGACGCGCTGGAGCAGCTGAAAACAGCTCATGCTACTGAGCTTGCTGCCGCAAATGACCGTGCAGATAAAGCTGAAGCATCGCTGACAGCCGCAACCAAAAAGGATAAGTAACCATGGCAGTGCAGATAACGGCGGCGCAGGTTAAACAGCAGTTATCTGCGCTGGGCTACTCCGTCCCGGACTTCATGATTGATGCCTACCTGTGCAAGTTAGGCAGTATCAGCATGTGCCTGGAGGCGGCTGGCTACGATGAATGCGATCTGATGCTGATTCAGGTGTACGCCGTGACGTTGATGGCTATCACCGCATACAGCCAGCGCATCAAATCACAGTCAGCGCCTTCAGGGGCGTCCCGGTCATTCGATTACAGCGGTGATGTGAAGACTATGCGCAACACTCTCGCTGCGCTGGATACGTCTGGATGCACCGCGGTGTTGCCGATTGATGTTGGTACCAGCGTGGGCTTCTTCGACGTCGTAGGCGGTTGCTGATGGCTACGGTATGCGCTAATGAGCGCCTTCCTAATCCATTTAGCCGCGTATGGGTGAAAACGGATAGCGGGAAGGAGACGACTGCTTACGTTAATGCAGCCGGAGAGTGGCGGATTAACTGCCCTCGCATCGCTGCTGAAAAGCCCACTGTAATCAGCTGGAGGGAATGACATGTCATCTTTAGCCAGTTGGTCATATACGGCTCAGGCGACCATCTGGAAGCCTTTGGGGCTGGATGAGTATGGCGACTCTCTTGGCTGGTCTGAACCACTGGTGATTGCCTGCGACTATCAGGGTGGGCTGAGCAAGCGGTTAGGGGCGATAGGCGGCCAGAAGGTGGTAAAGAACACCATATGGACCGAGTATGCACTGGCGGATACCGGTGATTACATCCTGATTGGTGCGTCGAGCAATCCTGACCCGATAGCAGCGGGCGCTGATGAGGTGATGCAGGCAATTCGCTATGCAGACACCTTTGAGCGGCTGACTGATGATTATGCAATTCTGACGGGGGGCTGATATGGGAGTAAAGGTCCACGGCATCCGTCAGGCCCAGCAGAACCTCAACGCACTGATTGGAGACATTCAGGGCAGGAAAGCTGTCAGGGCTATTCAGAGTGCATTAATCATCGGCTCATCACAGGCGGCACTGTACACGCCTATCGATACATCCACGCTCATCAACAGCCAGTATCGAGAGCTCGACATCAAAGGCGCGCGTCTAACCGGGCGGGTTGGCTACTCGGCTAACTATGCGGTTTATGTTCACGATCCGAATGTGCCGCAGACATTCCGAAGGGCGACAGCCCAGAAGGAGTTTTTGACCAAAGGCTTCGAGGATACCCTCGACCTCATCGACCGCACTATTAAAAAGGAGATGAGCTTGTGAATCCTCCGATGCATCAGCGCGTTAAAAATATTCTTCTCGGTGCGGGCCTTACTTCCGAATATACGGTTCAGTCACTCATCTGGACTGATACAGGCGACCTGAAGCAGCGTTTCATCGTGTTCCGGCCTAACGGTGGCACTCCGGTAGACAGAGATATCGGCTCTGACCATTACGTGCTTGTTGACCTGATCACCGGCAAGTCTGCAGGAGATTACGCAAAGTCAGAGTCTGACGTGCAGGCCATCATCGATTACGTGCAGCAAAACCCTATCAGCGACCCCTGCGTCGGCCAAATCACTAATATGGGTGGCATACCATCACCAATCCCCACGGCAGAGGGGCGTATGGTCTGGCGCCTGCAATTTGCCTGTTCTTACGGCGAAAGTTAATCAAAAGAGGAATTACCCATGGCAGCAAATTGCCCAACGGACAACACAAAGTTGTTTGGCCGCGCCATTGTGCTCGAAGTAGCTGATGGTTGCGCCGATACAGTACCGCAGGAGTCAGAGTGGAAGGCTCTGGCTGCAGGCACCAGTAAAGGCTTCGACTTCTCGCCTAACAGCGTGACCTCAGATGCCGATGACACCAAAGGTTATGTAGAGAACATCGTTACAAACGCTGACTTCACTATCTCATTTGAGGGAGAGGTGCGCCGTAACGATAAGCTTGACCAGTATGGTGTTGGTCGCCTGATTAAGTATTTCAACACTGAAATTCAGGCGGCGCGCCAGCCCACTCTGTGGGTTCGCATGGAGTTCGGCCCTGTGACGTTCATCGGCTACATGCTGATCAACGCATTGAGTTCTGACGGCGGCACTAACGACATCATCACCTTCTCCACCGAGTTTAAGGTGGCGGCAGCCGATACCATTCAGGTGGTCGATACGGATGACAGCGTTCCTGCTACAGGCGTTACCGTTACTCCAGCGACTACCTCAGTCGTAGTTGGTGCGACTCGCCAGCTGACCGGCACGGTGTTACCGGCTGATGCAACTGACAAGTCCGGCACATGGACAACCTCAGATGCAACGAAAGCAACCGTCAGCAGCACCGGCCTGGTTACTGGCGTGGCCGCCGGCACAGCGACGATCACCTTCAAGTCGAACGACGGTAATTTCACAGGTACCACAACTGTAACGGTTACTGCTTCGTAACCATTCCAAAGGGCTGGTTTCAGCCCTTGATAATGTTTATGGAGACCACATGACGCCGTATAAAGAAATTGGTGAGTGCCTCATTACCGCCGGTGAGGATGAATACTTCTTCCGCCCGTCATTCGCTGCCATGTCACGCATCGGGGAGCCGCAGGAAATCGTTCAGACGTTTGCAGACCTGCACAATGACGAGCTGACTCCCCTTATAGAGCGAGCAACTGCCGCATATGGACACGTTCCAGCCTGGCTAATCGAGCACATCCGCAGTTGCAGTTATGGAAAGAGGGCGCTTATGGCTGCCATGACTGTGATGCAGGCGTGCTGTGAGGATGATTTATCTGCTCTTATCGGTGAGCTCCGTCCGGCCAGAACGAAAGGCAGGACATTTAAGCGGCGGATGGGCCTGATGGGTGACTTTGAGCTGCTACTAATCGCTCAGTCCCTGATAACTCATGGCATCATCGGTAAGGCAAAGGTTCGCCAGTTACAGCGCCACGAAAGCGGCAAAGCGACGACAGAGTTCAACGCCTTCGAATACATCAGTGCGGCCCGCACCCATCTTGGTATGAGCAGGGAAGAGGCTGAGCAACTGACTATGACAGAGTTTCAGATGATGCTTGCTGCGAAGTTCCCTGAACAGAAGGGCTTTACGAAAGAAGAGTACGACGCTGTTACTGATGACTATCTGGCGAGGAAGGATAGGAAGGCGAGGAAGCTTGTAAAGCTGTGAAACATATCCGGAGAAATCCGGATATGTTTTAGGCTGCTATTCCAATAATCTTGCTAACTGCATGCTCTACGGAATAAACAGCTGACACCGAAACAGAATATGCATCTGCAAGGTCCTCTAAAGAGAGGAAAGCACTCTCAATAGCCAAAATATTTTTATCTGTATACCGTGGATCATCTGCAGGAGGCCTGAAAACCAGCAACTCATGCCTATTCCTAGGAAACATATCATCATGTAGTTTAGCCATTGATAAATCAGATATTTTAGCTTTATTGTCACTGACTAGTTGGTTCAGATTAGCCGGAACTAATTTACCTGTGTTCAAGGCGCACTTTTCGCTGAGATAGAAGATCTTTGCCGGCCTGTGTCCATCAGTAAATGTGACGCTTCTGTTAAAGTAACGCTCTCTACTTGGATCTTTTGTAAGCACAGCCTGCATAAGCTGCGTCGCCCATCGGTCTTTTTCGGTCCTATGCTTTTTAGTTACCTGTGATGAATCTTCAACGTTCAGGGTTGAAAGGCTAGAAGAGAGAGCGATTGCTTGTCGTAATATCCCAGTGACACTAGCTGAGGCTGCTTCCCGAGACGAACCAGCTGTTACCCCGGTCACGGGTGAAATCCAACCTTCAAAACTTTTGTTAGTAAGAAGATGATCCCTAAGGCTGTTGCACAGAATTTCCACCATAGACAGAAAAGCGTTGGATTTGAAACCGTACATCGCTTCAATCACTTCTTTGCGAATGGCTGGTTTAACAATGGCTTGTCCATCGTTTGATATCGCTGCGACCATGATAGTCAAACGCTCCCCTGAACCCAGCATAGGCTCAAGGTAGAACGATCTCCATTGACCTTTGATGCTAGGCATTGGAGGTATGTTTTTCATAAGTAAATCAAGGTTGAGCATTGTAATTCATCTGCTGCTGCTGAGGCTTAATTTGCTCATAAAGTATCGCACCTAGAGACTCAATTCTAGCTGTTAAAAATGAAATTAATTCGAGTTTTGTGGACTCGCTAAGCACATCCGAGACATGGCCTTCCAATGTTTTTACCGAAACTCCTGCCTTGTTTACGGCCCAAGAGTTAGCCTCATTGGCTGTTTTTTGAACTGATAGTTCATCGCTGTAATCAATATTGTGGATTGCAACCTGCAGTAGCTGATTAGAGTAATAATCAATACCAAAGCAATCGTGTTGAATGTGCGAAGATATAGCAGACTCATGATCAATCAATGCAAATGTCTCTCCATTAAATAAGATATTTCCATTGCTTCGGTCATCCATGGCGATCCACTCATCAAAAAAGGCGGCGGCCTTGAGGAGCGGCCACTGTGCAAGCCTGTCCTGGATACCTTTGTCCTCATGATCCAATATGTATTGATGAAAGCTGGGATATGAGGCATCAACACTGGCAAAGTAATACTTACCAGACTCATCTATCAGCAGTAATGGCTCAGGAATTGGTAGCTCTAGCAACCGACCAACAGTAGCGCAAACTAATTCGATGGAAAGTGCGCGGGGTTCAAGCTCTTTAGCAAAAACGACTAATTCTTCAGTCGAGCCAATATGATTGCTTATTTCAGCGAAGCCCTTGATTGGTCTGTGCTGGCCTTCACTGACTCTTTCTCCACCAGGAAGGAGTCTGCCGATCCTTATCAATTCGATGTCCTTAGTTGCTTGGGGGATTCTTAATTAAGAATCATCCTATCCTGGCTTTGCTTGTTCGCCCATCCTGATAGATGATCAGTGCTTATGTTTTCGTTACTTTTTTCCACACTGCTTGGTAGATTGAGTATCCACACACAGCAAAGGAAAAAAAATGAAATTAGAAATTAGAAGCATTCATGGGCATGGAAAAGCTACAGAAGAGTATGTAATCATTGATGTTTTAAGTGATTGCGATGCTAAATATTACATGGTTGCTGACACCACTTATACTCAATCTGGTGGTATATCCAATAAAGTAAGACATACGCATTGGTTCTATCCAGCCGACCTAAAAAAGGGAGACGTTTTAGTCTTGCATACTGGCACAGGAACGGATAGAAGCGACAAGCAAACAAACGGGGCAACCTATCATCAGAGATTCTGGGGCCTAAAATCTGCTGTATGGAATGATGATGGAGATGGTGCGCTACTTTTTGAGATTAACACTTGGAAAACTACCAAGGTTGCTGAGACGAAGTGAAATGAAGACCATCTTCGGGTAGCTTTTAGTTTGCACCATCTTGCGCCCACTCCATGCTAGGATTACCTTTTTTATAAGGGAGGTGTTATGTCTTTATCAGTATTCGCACAGCAGATTGAATCCATGTCAAGTGCAAAGAAAGAGTTTGAAACTAACGCGCGCCTTAAGTTAACAGATGCTGTTAACTCGTTTGTATCAGTTACAGAAGTAAATCCTAGTGATGTGTCTTTTAAGCAGAACGGATTCAGGCAGGATATTGAAGAACTTTCCGTAGAAAACAATGAATTCAAATTTGATTGGGTGATCGATGTTTCGCACGACGGTTACAACCTCGAAGCGTCTGTACATGTGTTTGCGGTGCAGCTTTGGGGGAATGAATCTCAAATTTATTTTGGAGTAGGAGAAAACTCAGCCGCGGGCGCTCTAGAAGACCAGGCATTCATGGAAAAATTAATTGTTGAATTAAAGAAAGGCATTGTCAGAGCCTTCCCTTGAGCTGCCAGTGTTACTGATTGCAGCAAAAAGCCCACTCAGGTGGTCTTTTAATAGTCTTTTAGAATATTATCAATTACTCAACCCGCTCCGGCGGGTTTCTTGCTTCCCATTGCATCAGATCAGCTTTAGGATTATCGCCATACTTACTTATGGGGATAGGGATATGAAGAAAGTTATTTTCGCATTGGCATTAACGATAACAGCAGTGTTTCTTTCAGGCTGCGCTCCAAAGCCACCATCACAGACTGCTATATCTAGCGCTAATTATGGGAAGCTGCCTGAGGATTACCAGCAACAGATTAAAAACCACATGAATTCCCTGCTTAAAGATCCTGAGTCTGCCAGATATACCTTTGAACCACCTTTCAAGGCTTATTCGCAGGATGGCTCACTATCTTCCACAGGGGGTGGGGTTGTGTATGGCTATGTTGCTGGCGTCCAGGTAAATGCAAAGAATAGCTATGGCGGATATACCGGAAATCAGCTTTATGTATTCATGTTTTCGAATGGCGTCATGTATGACATCACGATGAATTTTCAATACGGTCGCGTCCACAGAGTGCCTTAGTAAATAACAGACAATAAACCTCGCTCAGGCGGGGTTTTTTATGCCCGGAGAAAAGCGAATGGCAGGTGAGCAGCAGGTTGGCAACATCGTTTATGAGATTGAAATGAATGTCGCCAGGCTTATCGAAGGGCAGCGGCAGGTAAATGATCGCCTAAACAAATTAGACCAAGGATTCAACAGCACAGCCAAATCGGCTGGGAATGCTGAAAAGTCTTTTTCATCATTAACTAGAGTGGCAACCGCGCTTTCAGCAGCTATCTCGGTGCAGCAGGTTGCAGAGTATGGAAATGCCTGGGTAACGGTTAGCAATAAACTGGCGAACTCCGTCCGGGCTAATGAGCAGCTTGCTGATGTAACCCAGCGCGTTTTCGATATCTCACAGAATACCCGGTCAAGCATTGAGGCTACCGCCACGCTGTATGGTCGGCTGGAGCGATCTACGCGAAGCGCCGGTACCAGCACTGCCGACCTCATTAAGCTCACCGCGACCATCAACAAGGGCTTGGCGGTCTCAGGTGCAACGACCGAAGAAGCAAGCTCGACAATGACCCAGCTTTCTCAGGCGCTAGCCTCCGGCGTTCTGCGTGGCGAAGAGTTTAACTCTATCTCTGAAAACGGAAGCCGCCTGGCTGTTGCGCTGGCTGATTCCCTGGGTGTAACAATCGGCCAACTTAGATCGATGGCAGCGCAGGGAAAGCTCACCACAGAGGTTGTGGTTAATGGTCTGCTTAAACAGAGCGATGCGATCGCAAAAGAGTTCGCTAACACTGCGCTTACCATGGGTCAGGCATTTACTGTTGCAACCAACAATATCACCAAATTTGTAGGTGAGAGCTCAAGTGTCAGCACATCTATAAAAATCTTCAATCAGGGGGTTATCTCTCTCAGCGAGAACTTAGATATTGTCGCTAACGTGGTTGCAGCTGCCGCAGTAATGTTTGGGGGCAGACTTACTGGCGCCCTTGCTATGGCAACGAAAGCGAGAGTAGATGACGCACTGGCAGCCAGAGCGCAAGCGGTAGCTACCGCACAATCCACAGCAGCCACTGCTACTTCAGCGACCGTGGTCGCCAGAAAGGCACTGCTGGATAAAGAAGCCGCCCTGTCTTCGCTGGCACTTGCGCAGGCTGAGTACAACGTCGCTAAGGGCTCTTCGGCAGAAGCTTTTGCTCTGCAGAATCTCAATGCTGCAAAGTCAGTGGCTATCCAGCGCTCTGCCTCATATGCAGAGGCCCAGATTGCTCAAGCTGCCGCAACGCGAACAGCTACCGCTGCAGCAGTGACGGCAACAAGCACTATTAAATCACTTGCCAGTGGCGCACTTGCTCTGATTGGCGGTCCGGTTGGCGCGGCTGTTATTGCCGCAGCAGGTATTTTCTACTTTTACCAGAAGATGCAACAGGCCCGGCAGGAGAGTATCGACTTCGCCGACAAGCTTGATGGTGTGATCGGCAAAATGAAGAGCATGAGTCAGGTTCAGCTTGCTGCTGAAATTGATAGTGCCAGCAAGTCAATCCGCGCTCAGGCTGATGCTTTAAAAGACAATCAATCCACCATTGAAGCAAATGAACTTCAGCAGGAACGCCTGCGCCGCACCCTCGGCTCGCTTCAGGAAGGAAGTTTGCTTTATAAGGTGGCTCTTTCTGAACTAGCAGATGCACAGAGCGAACATACGCAGTTGCTCGCGCAGAACGAAACAGCGCAAGAAAAGCTCAGTCAGACCGTCAGTAAAACCGGCATTCTTCGCGCACAGATGAATGGCACATTTGCTCAGGGGATCGATTTACTAAAACGTGACGGCGACGCTGCTGGCGTGGCTAGCGGTCTGATGAATCAGTTCGGTCATGCAATCGACTTGGCCAGCCGCGCAAAGGACAAGTTTAACTCTACCAGCCTGCAAATCCCTCGCAGTGATAAGGCAGATGCTTACAACAAAGAGCTGGCTGATGAAAACACGCTTCTTGCTATAACTGATAAACGCCTCCGCGCCGTAACCAAAGCTCGGATGGAGGCAACTGATAAAGGTGGCAACCAGAATCAGGTTAACGCCGCAGGTCAATTGGCTGGAGCGCAGTACGATCTTCAGGCAGCAGAGGCGGCCAGGAACAAAGAAACGAAGGAGGGTCTAGCTGCCGGTAAGAAAGCCGAAAATCAGGCTGAGTCCATAGCGCAGAAGCTGGCAAATCTGAAGCAGCAATCAGAGCTGGCTGGCGATTCAACACGTAATCTAAGTCGCGAGCAGGCAATTCTGACGGCTCAACAGTCTTTGGGTAGCGCGGCAACGCAGAACGATATCAGACTTGCTGGCCAGTATGCTGCAGCGAAGTGGGATACCAGTAACGCTATACGCGCCCAGGCGGCTGCAGAGAAGCTGCTTCCCCAGGCTAAAGAAGATGCAAGCTACAAGCAGGATGTTGCCGATCTGCAAACGGTATTGTCAGCCAAAAAGATTAGCCAGGAGCAGTACAACGAAACCGCTGAGCGGCTTGAGCAGGAGCATCAGGTTAACCTCGCGAAGATCCGCGCTAATCAGGCCGTAACTCCAGAGCAGGCTGCTGCAGGAGCTGTTGATCCTGTACAGCAATTGGCAAATGAGAACGCGCAGAAGCTCGCTCTTATCCAGCAGTTCGAAACGCAAAAGGGACAAATAACCCAGCGTGGTATTGAGCTGATGAATGCCGCTAACACTCAGTATGAACAGGCGCGAATAGCTGCTCAGTGGCAAATCTGGAGGAATCAGAGTGTAGGAAATGAGGCTTTAGCTGCGTCATTTGATTCCTTGGCCGGCAATGCATCTAATGCCTTCACAGGAATGGTAACAGGTAGCATGACCGCCCAGGAAGCCATGTCTTCTCTAGCCAGCAACGCCATTAACAGCCTTATCAACTCCTTCGTTCAGATGGGCGTGGAGTGGGTAAAATCGGCCGTAATGGGTTCAACTGCGCAAATTTCAGCAACTGCAGCGACAACATCTGCTTCGGTCGCAGGGATTGCAACTACTACTGCAGCCAGTACAGCATCAGCTGCAACTACCACAGTTGCATGGCTGCCAGCGGCAGCAGCTGCGTCAATTGGCTCTTTTGGCGGCGCGGCGGTCATTGGTATCGGCGCCTTAATCGCGGGAATGGCTTTGGCCGGCGGGTTAGCTGGCAAGCGTAAGAACGGCGGGCCGGTATCGGCAGGCTCCATGTATCAGGTAGGTGAGGGCGGCATGCCTGAGATCTATCAGGCTAGCAGTGGTAAGCAATACATGATCCCCGGCGATAACGGTTCAGTGATAAGCAATAAGGACATGACGTCATCAGCTGGTAGCTCAGGCGGGGTGGTTATCAACATACAGAACTACACCAGCGCCACGGTTGATGCGCAGGCCAATAACACAGGTGGCGGGCTGACAATAGACGTCATTGTGGCAGACCTGAACCAGGGCGGTCCAATCCGGCAGGCAATAACCCGCAACACAACAGCATCAGCGAGGGCTACAGAATAATGGCTATTAATTATCCTGACTGGCTCCCGCTGGCTCAGAAGTCTAATAAAAATTTCACCAGTGATACGGGGTTCCGCACTGACCAGCCACAGGTTGGTGCGCCAATCTTCCAGAAGCTTACCGACGACCTCAAATCTTCATTCAGCCTGACATGGATATTCACACGTGATCAGCACCGTGCCTTTTACCAGTGGTTGCGCAGTCCTAACTATCTGGATAACGGCAATCAGTGGTTCAGCATGAGGCTATCGACCGGGACTGGCGACTCAGGGCTGGAAGTTCAGGAGCTTCATTTCACCGCCTATCCAAAATGGAACCAGAGTGGGTCTGCGTTCACCTGGACGGGCAGCGTAATAGCCAGAGAACTGAATAACTCAGATGACGAATTCGACGACATCCTGGTTGAGCTTCCGCCGCCATGGGGTAGTTGGCTGGACATTGTCGTCACTGGTTATCCCGACGGGCGGGATAAGGAATCATTACCAAGGGTGCCTTAATGCCAAGTTTCAGAGAGTTCAAGAGCCAGCGACCAAATAGGGTGCTGTTCGACACGCTGACGTTCTATAACCAGACATTCGGTTATATCAGGCTGGTAGACAAACAGGTTTTCCCCAAAACCTTTGCTGGCCAAATCTATACACCATGTCGCATGGAAATAAACGAAAGCCAGCAGAGCAGCACCCCTGTTATTGATTGCAGTGTCAAATTCAGCCGGCTAGCGCAGGACTTTAAGCAGCAACTTAAGCTGTGGCGGGGGTATGCGCGCATCACTCCAATCTCGGCCACATACCAGCGTTTTGATTCGGCTGATATGAACACGCCACTTAAGCCATGGACCCTCTACGTCAATGACGTAAGCATGGATCAGAACGATGTGACCGTTACGCTGACGCTTAAAAACCCGCTCAATAACAACGTAGGTCGGCTTTACACGCCAGAGGAATTTCCGGGGTTACAGAATGCTTAAAGCTGAGTTCATTGAGAAGGTGGCTGGAGCTCCATGGCGTGACAGGTCATGCACCTTTGAGGCTATGGACTGCTGGGCGCTGGTAGTTCTCTACTACCGCCATGTGATGGGCGTAGAGATTCATCATCAGCCTGACTACGAATCTGGCGCCGACTTCCTGACGTGCTTTACAGGCGAGGTCGTTTACTGGCGGCAAACAGATATCTTCAGTGACAACGGAATTTTTATTGCCTGGTACGGCAGCCAGCCTGTTCACGTCGGACTGACTCTTAACGGGCGCGCATTGCACAGTCGCGGAGAGAGTGGGCATGTGCGCTCAGACAGTATCCGAACAATACAAAAACTATTCACGCGCGTGGAGTTCTATCAGTATGCCTATCGTCCAGATTCAGCGTGTTCCGGGACTGCCGAAAGAGAGAGTTAAAGCCCCTGCAGGTGTGCCGTTCAATGAGTGGCTGGCAGGACAGAATCTTCATAACGAACTACGCATCAGCGTTAACGGTCATGAACTGCGGGACGATGACGATATCGGCTTCATCCTGCAAGAAGATGACAGGGTTATCATCTTCGACCAGCCAAAATCAGGCGATCTAGCCAAAACCCTCCTTAATCCGCTTGAGCACTTCAACCCGATAAAGTTTACTCAGAAAATCATGAGTGGGCTCATCAAGCAGCCTGGAACAGGAAATATCGGGCAAAGCAAAACATCATCAAACAATAGCCTGAAGGGTCAGACTAACCTTGCCCGTAATGGAGAAGCCAAGCCTGATAATTACGGTCTGATCAGGGCATTTCCTGACCTGATTCAGGAGTCCCTCTTTGAATATACGAACAATTTAAAGTACCTGACTGAGTTCATGAACTTTGGTATTGGAAAATACACTGTCAGCTCAGTGAGATATTCGGAAAGCAACCTCGGGTCAATGGCTGGAGCGTCGTTCACCGTATATAACCCGGGCGATGTGATCGGCACCATAAATGAAGGCTACCAGTTTGACGATGTTGATGGTCAGGAGGTGCCCGGTAAGAACGAGTCAGAGGATTTCCCTATTGAGAGTGCCACTGCTACCACAGTGATAAGCGGAAGCTACTCCGGCGGCCAGATTCTTATGAAGATTGTTAAGCAAGCGAGCTTTGACTACTTCATGGGACTGACACTACCCCATGCCGTATCCTTTGTGGTGAATGCTACATACCCAACAGCTAGCGGGAATGTTACTCAGGACTTCACATTATCAGGCAATTTGATATCGGCCACGCAGACATCTAACGGGTCCGTTACAGCGCCGATTTATTACTACAATTTTGTCATCGACAGCATTGAAGGATCAAACGCCTCATACATATCTACCGCAACAATCAACACAACTAAGTTCATTCTAAATGACAACCAGGCACTGGCGATTGGCCCGTTCTTTTCACCGGTACAATCCTCGCAGTTGTGGCTGCACACGCAGTCAGGATTGGGTGGTAAAAGCGAGACCAACTGGCAGGTTACGATCTGGAAAGTCGATGACGATAATGTCCAGGTGCCGGGAACAACTCAGACGTTCCTTTATCGACAAACTACGCCTCACCAGTCTACATCTGACACATTCTATCGCACAGATAAGCTAACACCTGCAGCAGGATATGGACGCTATGCGGTGACGTTCCAGCGCACAGATAACAGCAGTGACAGCAGCAAGCTCAAGATTGAGGCAATTCATAGCGTCAATACGCGGAGCAATGTCAGCTATCCCAGTGACACACTTGTGCGCGTTACGGTCAGGCAGACTGAGAATGCCACCAGTGCGCGGGACAGGAAATATAATGCCCTCATTAACCGGCATGTGATCACGTACAACCTGAGTACGCAGAAAGTCGATTACACGATTAGGGCATCGCGAAAGTTTGCAGATATTGCGTTGCACAACTGGCTCGTAATTGGCGGTCAGCCTGAAAGTTCAATCGACATATATGGGCTCTACCAGATACAGGCAGAGCTCGACGCCAGAGATCAGCGGCTTAGTTATTTTGACTACACATTTGATGATGAGGATGTGTCGCTGGGACAGAGAATGGAGACCATATGCGATGCGGCTGGGGTTAGTGTTTACTGGGATGACAGCGTGCTTTCTTTCACGCTCGACGCGAAAAGAACTGTGCCGGCAACCGTTTTCAACCGATCCAATACTGTTGATGCAGGTTACTCTTTAAGCTACGACATGACGCTGCCAGGCGGGTATGACGGAGTTGAGGTTCAGTACCGTAATCCGACCACCAACAAGCAGGCTTATATACGCTATAGGGTGAGAAATAATCATATCGAAACAGGACGGCCACTCAAAGCTAAAAAGTTCGAGATGATGTATGTGCGTGACGGTTTTCAGGCTGATTACCGGGCGCAGAAAGAGTGCAGACGGCTGCTTTATTCGCGGATGAGCATGGCTATTACAGCTCTAGCAGATGGGGAATGGGTTAACGTAGGAGATATGGTTCAGGTTCCTGACACCTACGACACCAATCAGCAGGCTGGATATATCGTATCACGCAGCGGGAATTCATTTGAAACCAGCGAGCGAATCAACTTCACCGGCTCGATGTATGTGGTCATTACTGATTCCATTGGCAACTCGTCTGCTCGCTATCCGGCATCACCTCACCCACAAACAGCCTTTGGTTTTACCGCAGCTATCCCTCAGATGGCGCTGAACATCTTTGACGGCTATGACGTTCAGTCTCCCTCGCGTTATGTAATCGCAACCACAGAAGAGCTTAATGCCACTCAGTGGGTCATAAGCGAAAAGCAGCCCAATAGCGATGGTACAACAGCTTTAACCCTCGCTGAATACAGCGATCTGATTTACCCCTAAAAATCGCCCTCTCAACATCAGGCCAGCCATAGAGCTGGCTTTTTTATGGAAAAATTATGGCTACTCAACCTACACAGCTGCCAGTGCCAAGTGAATCGCCTCGCGATTTGAAATTCAACGCAGGTAAGATTGATGAGTTTGTCAGCTCACTTGAAAAACAATACATCGATAGGTTTGGCGGCCGGCACTACACCATTGAAGGTCTTCGGTGGCTGGCTCAGCAAGCTATTTCCCAGTTCGGCTACATTACGGTTGATTCATTTCAGACAGGCGCCACGATTTCATTGCCGAACCAAGTTCTTCGCGATACAAGCTCGGGAGAATATTATCGGTGGGATGGGTCTCTGCCAAAAGTGGTCGCGCCCGGGTCAACACCTCAATCCAGTGGTGGAATAGGATTATCAAAATGGCTAAGTGTGGGGGCGGCCGTCTTAGCGAGCGCCCAAGATGGGGCTGGTGATTCATTAGTCGCAGTGAAGCAACCGTTGAATGGGGCGGTGCCAAGAACTCAGCACGATAAAAATCAGGATTTCATAACGGTTGAAGATTTTGGAGCGGTAGGTGATGGTTTAGCTGATGATACTCTTGCAATTCAGGCAGCCATAGATAGCGGGGTAAGAGTTGTTCTCAGTGCATCTTCACCAAAGAAAAAAGAGTATAAAATCTCATCACCTTTAGTTATTAAGAGGCAGGTTGAAATCGACTTCGGTCGCTCTGAAATCAAACAGACAATCAATGCTCCCCATTTTAAAATAGGATATACGGAATCACAGATAAATTCTCCAGTATTATCAAATATTACCATGATCAACACCGTCACCACCACAGTACAGCAAATCGATGCAAGGAATGTAGGTAATATGACGGTGCGGCACTGTTATGCCTATGGCGATAATAAGTCTTATGGTTTGATAAAAGTGACCAATGGAATAGTGACATCAATTCTAAATTGTAGGTCAGCGTACTGCACGGGTAAGGATATAGAATTAAACGGTGCTGGCACAGGCTCGTTAAGGACAGTCGATACAACCATTTATGATTGCAGGCTAGAGCGTGGCGTTGTAGCAATATCGGTAAGTGATTTTGTAGAGGGGTTGTACATAAGAAGGAATATCTTATATGGCCATTCAAAAATACCTCTTGAAATTGGTCAATCTACATCTGGTGGCTTATATTCAGGTAAAATACAAGAAAATGATTTCGACTCCCCCGTGGCAGAAAGTTTCATATATGTTGCTAACTTCAAGAATATGCAAATCTCGGAAAACTGGTTTGCGGGTTCTGTCGCTAGTCCACATATACATTTGGATTCAGGATGTGACAGCACTATAATTTCATCTAATCAATCCTATCCAAATAAAGTCTTCATAGAAGATAACGGTGTGGGAACTATCCTTACATCGAACATGGTTATCGGGGGCACGGTTCCAGTCCAGTTTGCTTCCAGTGCGAACAAGAGCGTTATCAGCGCTAATACTTTCAGAGACTCCTCAAGCGCGTGTGTTGATGTCACTAATCACTTAGGTCAATTACAGGTGGCAGATAATTTCTTCGCTTCTGCTACTGGAGACGGCATCTCAGGGCCAGAAAAGGCAGGAATGTACTTTGAAGGTAACAAGGGAGATAAAGCTCGGGGGGAGACAAGGGCGGCATATGTAGGTTCTGTTACTCCGAGGTCTTGGACTGTAGGCGCCAGGCCGGAGCATCTCACTTTGATTGGGGGCGCTATCACTAGTGTAGTAGTGAATGGGACACAGGTTTGGCCTTTATCTGGATCGACATACAATCAAGGTAGCTTTGTAATTGGTACGCTCCCTCCAGGAAGTACCTTTACTGTGGACTTCAATGCAAGCTCAGCCCCTTGGCTTATGAGAATAAAACAATAAAAAAGTGTTAATCAAATGATTGCGACTCATGGCTGAGTCGCAACGTTTAATTTATTACAAAGTGCACCTCTGATTTTATTAGATAATATGCTCTCAAATACATAATACGATATATATCCTAAAAGTATTGCGATGCCAGTAGTGAATATTAAAGCAGGCATTCCTGTTGATAAAAAATGCAAGACTGTCCCCGACGTTAGTTTAGGAAAAAGCTCTTGTGATAAAGGGTGCCATAGATACAAAGAAAATGATATTTCGCCTAGAAAAATGAATGCTTTGTTGAATTTAATTTTTATTTCTCTACATAACATGCACATAGAAAAGAAAAAAGGTATTAGTGATAGCCCCCACTCAAGAGCGCCATGGCCAGTCCGTAATTTTGTTATATACTGAAAGGTCATTATGCATAATGAAACGACAAGAATTATAGTGCTTGTCTTTTTGTTTATTCTCAGGTTGAAGTTAAAATAAAGATTCCCTATTATAGATCCTGCGATGAAAAGCCATATTGCAGGGGATGTTATCAAGTTTGCATACCCAAAGTTGAAGTTATAAGTATCATACGATACCATGCTGAATCTGCCAGTAAATAAAATAGGTATTAATATCAAAGTTATGCATAAGTAAACATATAATGCTAACCATCTAAAATTATTGAACAAAATTGACACACCAAAAACAAGGTAAAAATAAATTTCATAGTTTAGCGTCCAGCCTATATCTAAAATAGGGAATCCAAAACTCGGACTATCTTCTTTATTGGTTGGAGTAAAAATAAAGCTTTTTGCCAGCCACTCGATGTTTTCATGGCTACTGAAAAAAGAAAATCCATACTTTACCAAAATAATCATACATAAGGTTGCTATGAAATATGTCGGAAAAATCCTAGCTATTCTTTTTTTAAAAAAATCCATAACATATTTTAAATCAATATTCGAACTTTGAGTGGTTGCAACCATGATAAAACCACTAATTATGAAGAATAAGCAAACCCCAAGCGAACCGGCTGCTCCAAGCAGGCTGTATCCCAAGCCCGTGCCATATGGGCTAATGAATCGGCTTCCATGAAAAAGCACGACCATCATGCAAGCAATTCCTCTTAAGGCCTGAATGAACTCAATTTTCTTCTTTTGCATGGACGTGTTCTTTGAAGTAGATGATTATTATCAACAATATGAAATCATTAAAGCATTAGCAATTCTTACTTAATCTTTTTGAGATCTCACATTGCCGTAAGTTAACTCTTTTGGGTTCAATTTTAATTGTTGAGCCCTATTCGAAGGATGTAGAACCAGCGAAAGGAGCGGTCGTACATGCCGAAAATAGCAATACATAAAAAAGCCCCGGCGACGGGGCAGCTACAGACCGCGCCAGTCTCAGCAGGCTGCGGGGTGGGTCATTTGAGATTAGTCACTCACCACCGCCAGCGCCAACTAAAAACCCTTTCACCTCAAACCCTTTACAAATCTGTGCACCGCTCCGCCTTGATCAATTATACCGATCGATATTACTGTTTATCCATACAGTGTTTATCGGGGGAGGATTAATTATGCCGCGCGACTATGAAATCAAACATGCATTTATGAACGCCATGAGGCGAGAGCCGGGGCAAGGCGTTATCGTAACTACCAAGGAGTTTGTCCGTCAGCTGGAGCTGCTTAACTGGTACTTCAGCCTGCGTGAGGCTAACCAGTGGATAAAGGTCAACACGGTAACGTTCCGCGATGCCTCGACTCATGAGGGTGAAGCGAAAACTTACAAACAGTTCAACCCGAACGGGGGAATCTGAAATGGGATTTCCATCACCGGCAAATGATTACGTTGAAGGCCGCATAGATCTGAACAAACTGCTGATGCCTCACCCGGCCCACATGCTGATGATTGAGACGCCGGGCGGATTCGCTATTGTGGACAGAACGGTTCAAGGAAAAGTTGGCGATCAGATTGCATTTCAGCTTATGGATTATTCTCAGCTGGGTAAACTGTTCAGGGCAGGGATTATCACGCAGGACGGTGAAACTATAGACGGAGAGGGGATGGATGGGATTATTGTGCTGGGGAAGGTGACGGCGGAGATAGTGTCCGTGTACGAGCCGCTACGGCCTACGATTTAGCCGTAGCACACATGTAGCACAAAAAAATACAGTAAATCACCTTAAAACCACCACTACAGCAGTTTGTGACTTGCGGTATGTATCTGTAAAACCACGCCTCAACGCACAACAACCTGACATGCTAAATATTCAAAGTGAAATTATGAATATGCAGGTTTAGTGAGCTGATTCCGCTGAACAAGGCACGCCTGCGTGGCATTGGATTAGGGTAGTGGGTTGCCAGCATCAAGGCCGATCCCTTTGCTGAGTCTATGACCCTGTACTGGCGATAATACAGGTGTCATTGACTATACTGCTCTTTATTACGAGCCGTGCAGCAGGG